GATAAAACAAAATAAATATCAAACTCCAAATCATTTGAAAGGTTATTCAAAAAATTTAAGTATTTGTAATGCGGAGGATAGACTGGGATAACAAAAGCAACTTTGTTCACAATTTATTGTTTCTCCAAATAATTGATCCAAATATAATCTTCAGCATTTTCCCATTGTTTTACTCTTTGAAAATTATCCTTTATAGCATCCATTTTACTATAATAAATTTCTTCAGAAACTTCAAATTCTTCAGAAAGATTAATAATACCATCGGTATTAAAATATTCTCCAATATTAGGGCAACCATAATAAACGGGAATAGTTCCAGTTGCAAAGCAATCTAAAATTTTTTCTGTGAAAAAATTATCATCTCTTGTATTTTCAATCGCAACTGAAAACATATAATCACAAAGTCCGTCTTCTTTTAATTTAATTTCGTCGAATCCTCTGCCATAAAGATCAACTTGATCTCCAATTTTATTTACCCATTCCAATCTATGAATATGACCCTCACACATTTTTTTATTAGAAGATATCATAGAAATAATTTTAAATTTTTCATGAATTTTTGGTTCATTAATCCAAAATCCACTTGTACAAAAATGTTTAAATTTTGAATCAATGCTTAAAAATTCGTGATCATAAGTAAAAATCATTTCAAAACAATCCAAGTATTTGTTTGGATTGTTTTTTATATCATCATACAATTCTCTTTGGAATTGATATGGTTCACCAATCCATGCATATTTGGGTAGATTAGACTCATCAGTAAATGCTTGATCTATAAAATTATCAACATAAAAATTCCCAACCCCACTCCCATCAAAAACCCATTCAATATAGTTTGAATGCTTACCATGGGTAGAATATCCTTTATTTCCCCCAGTTAAATGTGTGAAAGAATCGCCAAATAAATTATATTTTGTTTTTTTCATAAAATTTAATTAAAAAGAACTAGAATGAGTTTAAAAACTCATATACGATGTGTTAGATACCATTGATAGGTTTTATATAATCCATCATGTATACCAATTTTAGGATTCCATCCTAAGGATTTGATTTTATCTATATTTAACACTTTCCTAGGAGTTCCATTTGGTTTGGAAGTATCCCATTGTACTTCACCTGTATAACCAACAATATTAGATACAAGTTTCACAAGTTCTTTAATTGTCATATCTTTACCAGTCCCAACATTAATAATTTCAGAATCATCATAAGATTCCATACAAAGAAGACATGCTTCGGCAAGATCATCTACATGAAGAAATTCTCGCATAGAAGATCCATCACCCCAACAATTAACATAAGGTAAATTTAATTGTTTTGCTTCATGAATTTTTCTAATCAATGATGGAAGAACATGAGAATTTTCTAAATCAAAATTATCATTTGGTCCATAAAGATTTGTTGGCATCAAGGAAATAGCATTAAATCCATATTGCTTTTTATATGATTGACACATTTTAATGCCAGCAATTTTTGCAATAGAATAATACTCATTAGTTAATTCCAAATGACCACTCAAAAGGTACTCCTCTTTAATTGGTTGATTACAAATTTTAGGATAGATGCATGAAGAACCAAGAAATAAAAGTTTTTTGACACCAAATTTTTTAGCAGAATCAATAATATTTGATTGAATCATCAAATTATCGTAAATAAATTCTGCGGGAAAATTACTGTTTGCACCAATACCACCAACTTTTGCAGCAGAAAGAAAAACATATTCTGGTTGATTTAATCTAAAAAATCTTTCCACATCTTCCTGTCTCCTCAAATCCCAATATGATGATGGTGTGGACAAAATGTTTACATAACCTTTAGAATTGAGTAAACGAACTATTGCCGATCCAACAAGACCACGATTTCCGGCAACATATATTTTAGAATCTTTATTCATAATAGCATCAAATACTTACGACTTCAGGGTTTGGTAAAGGAAATAATAATTTTTTATTTTTAAATTTTTCACTACCTATAAAAAATTTTTTAAAGTGCCAGGGTAAAATGACAAAAACATCATACTCATCAATGACATCATCTTCACTTTTAATGGGAATCCAAGTTCCTGGAGTAAAAGATCCATATTTATCTGGATTTACATCCCCAATAACTTCAATATCATTTGAAGTTATATTCCAACTTTGAAGTATGACATTTCCCTTTGTGCTTGATCCCAATCCAGCAATTTTTAAACCTTGTTTTTTAAATTCATCAATTAATTTAAAAAATTCTGTTCGACAAACATCAATTCTTTCAGAAAAATCTTCCCAAGGTTTTGTGGTATGAAATTGGTTTTTAAATTCGAGGAGTAAAATTTCATCCAACTTCTCCACACATTCTTCATAAGAACTTGAAATTGGAGCAACAACTACAGAAATGCTTCCACCATTTACATCATTAAATTCAAAATCAATAATTTTAAATCCTGCCTGATCCATAATATATTTTATTTGCCTCATCCCATAATAGGAAAGATGTTCATGGCATACAGTATCAAAAGAATTAACTCTTACCATTTCTGGCATATAACTTTGTTCTAATACCCATATTCCTTCTTGAGGATCAAGAATAGCGTTCACTTCTTTAGCAAACTGACAAGGATCTTCCAAGTCATAAAACATTGAGAATGAAGTTACTAACTTTGCTTTCTGTTCTCCAAAATATTTTCTAAATGTATTTTCAGTAAAAAAATCAGCAATGTAATCTACATGATCTTTAAAATATTTCGAAAACTTTTTAGAAGTTGGATCAATACTTACCAACTTCAATTCTGACGAAAAGAATCCAAGAAATGTTCCATCATTTCCTGCAATATCAATTACAAAATCTCCTTTTCGTAAATCAAGAAAATCGGCAATCTTTTCATATTTTTCTTGAAGATGCTTCACCATACTTGCATTCAAACCAGAACGATACCCATATTCTTCTCCATACATTGTTGGAAGATCGAAAGTATGTTCTAGTTGAACGTGACCACATCCACCTCTTGCCTCATCACACTTAACAAGTTTTAGAGGACCACGGTGCATATTAAGATCTACGGATTTAGGAAAAATTCCAGAAAGGTATTGATTTCCCAAATCCAAAACTGTGGAATAATGCGTATTACCACAGACTCTACATTTTTCTATTTTATGAAATATACTATTGACCATAAACACACATGTCCTCAACCAATTCTTTAAATGAAATCTTAGGTTCCCAACCTAGTTTCTCCTTTGCCTTGGAGGCATCACCCAACAAAGTTTCAACTTCAGCAGGTCTAAAATATTTAGGATCAACTCGAATAACTGCTTTTTTAGTATTCCAATCGTATCCAACTTCGTCCAACCCATCACCCATCCATTCAATCTTCATACCAAAATAAGGTGCTGCTTCCTCAACAAAATCTTTTACAGAATACTGAACACCAGTGGCAATTACATAATCTTCTGGTTCCTCTTGCTGAAGCATTAACCACATTGCTTCTACAAAGTCTTTTGCGTGTCCCCAATCACGTTTTGCATTCAGATTACCTAGGTACAAACAATCTTGAAGTCCAACAGAAATCTTAGAGAGCGCCTGAGTAATCTTACGGGTTACAAAGGTTTCCCCACGACGAGGACTTTCATGATTGAAAAGAATACCAGTGCAGGCATACATTCCATATGCCTCACGATAGTTCTTTGTAATCCAATATGCATAGAGTTTCGCCACACCATAAGGAGAGCGTGGATAGAAAGGTGTAGTCTCCTTCTGTGGAGTCTCCTGTACTAATCCGTAGAGTTCGCTAGTAGACGCCTGGTAGATGCGTATACGGTCTTCCAGACCCAAAAGACGAACTGCTTCAAGAACACGAAGAGTTCCCATAGCATCCACATCAGCAGTGTATTCAGGCATCTCAAAGGATACTTTAACGTGACTTTGAGCACCAAGATTGTAAATTTCATCTGGTTGAACTTTTTGAATAACTCGAACTAGGTTAGTAGAATCAGTGAGATCGCCATAGTGGAGAGTAAGACGATGATAAATCCCATCAATTCTATGAGTATTGATGAGGGATGATCTCCTGATGATTCCGTGTACTTCGTATCCCTTTTCTAAGAGCAATTCGGCAAGATAAGATCCATCCTGCCCTGTAATACCTGTGATAAGTGCAATTTTCATAAGTTTTTTAACGAATATTTTTCTAAAAGTTCGGGAGAATATTGTTTGATATCTTGAATATTTTTTTCTTCTCTTTTTGATTTCTCAAGTTCATAAACTCTATTTCTAAGTTCAGTGGTCGAATATTGATGTCTTCGTAAATGATAATAGATTTCTATATCATTATCAATACAATATTGCTTTCCAGTAAAATCAATATCGTTATATTCTTCACTTAAGAATCTAATATGAAAAGTTTGAGTCTTTATTAAGTTAAGAAGATCTGCTTCTGTATCATATACAAGAATTTCGTCCACATATTTACATCCCTGCACCTGAGCATATCTTTCATAAATGGATTGCACTGGTTTATTTTTTAAACCAGGTCTATCAATAGAAGGATCAACTTGAAGTGCTACTTTTAGATAGTTACACATCTCCTTTTCTATCTTGAGCATTGTAACATGCCCAGCGTGAAAAAGATCAAAGCAACTACAATTAAAACCAATTTTCATACAAAAAGTATTTTTTATTATTATACTAAAAAAGGAGAGTTTATGCAACTCTCCTCTAGGTCTTTCAGGCTCGCCACCAATTCTTTGACTGGAAATTGGAAACCAGGCGGGAGAGAGTCCCATCCGCACCAACGTCATTTGAGAGATGCCGTAAACTCATATAGGGTCATATTTGACTCCACCACTTAGTTTTA